CTTTGGCGAGCGCTGTTCCTTTGGCATGCGCTGTTCCTTTGGCGAGTGGTGCTCCTTCGACAAGTTCTGCTCCTTTGGCGAATACTGCTCC